CATATGATAAATGTTTAAGGAGATTAAAATGGCATTTACAGCAGCAGCTGGCTATGGAAACCTTCCTAACGGTAATTTTAGTCCTATTATTTACAGCAAACAGGTTCAACTTGCATTTCGCAAAGGGTCTGTCGTTGAAGCAATTACTAATAATGATTACTTCGGTGAGATTGCTAATATGGGCGATTCCGTTAAGGTTATTAAAGAGCCAGAAATAACTGTCAAGGCTTACGCAAGAGGAACTACTATTACTCCTCAAGACCTTGATGACGAAGAATTTTCACTTACTATTGACAAAGCTAATTACTTTGCCTTTAAAGTGGATGATATTGAGGAAGCTCATTCGCATATTAACTTTCAACAGTTAGCATCCGATAGAGCAGCCTATAGACTAGCCGACCAATTTGACCAAGATGTACTTGGTTATATGTCAGGTTTTAAGCAGAGTGCATTGCATAGTGCAGCCGATACAGCTAATACTACCACTAATGGTACTGTTGCTGTCTCAACTGCTGGTACTGACGAATTGTTAGACTCCATGCAAATTGATGCCGCAGACTTTGGTGGTACAGCAGCAGATGCCGTTACTATTCAGCCAAGGATGCCGGGTGCAACTGATGCAACTCCTGCCGCAGGTGATACATTTCCATTGACTCTTATAGCTAGAATGTCTAGACTTATGGATCAGCAAAATGTGGACACTAACGGTAGATGGTTAGTATTAGACCCTGTATTTATTGAGGTACTAAAGGATGAAGACTCAAGACTATTCCAATCTGATTGGGGTGGAACTGGACTTCAGAATGGTTTAGTAATGAATAACTTACATGGCTTTAAGATATATCAGTCAAATAATCTTCCAAGTTTAGGAACAGGACCTTCTACTACAGGTACTAATAGTTCCTCTAACTTTGGTGTGATTGTAGCTGGTCACTCATCTTCAGTAGCTACTGCCGAGCAAATCAACAAGACAGAGACTTACAGAGACCCTGATTCTTTTGCTGATATTGTTCGTGGTATGCATTTGTACGGCAGAAAGATTCTTCGACCTGAAGCAATCTGTACTGCAATCTATCACTTAGCATAGGGAGACTGATTAATGGCAACCGTAAATTTAACTATAGCCGCTAGAGGAAATCACCCTAGAGGTAGGAAACCGTATATTATTGAGAATACTATTGATTTAGCTGTCGCTACTTCATCTAAGGGTACTGCCCTAGCTGCTAGTGACGTATATCAGTGTCTTAATATTCCTGCTGAATCAGTGATTCTACACGCAGGTATACAGTGTGAAGTAGCCGCAACAGGTACATCTTCAGATGCCGCTTATGATTTAGGAATCACAGGTGGTGACGTTGACAACTTTGTTGATGGCTTTGATGCTGATGGTGCTTCAGCAGGTGATTATGCCGCAACTCCAGCAGCTTATAATCCTGTGATTGTTGGAGCAGCAGATACTCTTGATATACTTGTAGCTGCTCAGACTGGAACTACACTAACTGGTAAGTTTAGAGTTTTCGCAACTCTAATGGATATCAGTGGTCAAGCTGGTCTAGGTGCTGACGAAGTAGATAGAGATACTTTAGCTTAACTTATATATGAGAGAGCAGGGCAACTTGCTCTTTCATTTTACTTAGGAATTATTATGGCAGAAACTTACCTAACACTAACAAATAAAGTAATAGCAAGGTTGAATGAGGTTGCATTAACTTCTACAACCTTTTCTAGTGCTAGGGGTATACAAGTTCAATGTCAAAATGCAGTGAATGAAGCTGTACGATATATTAATCAAAAAGAGTTTCAATATCCTTTTAATCATGCAACAGATACAGAAGTATTAACAGCAGGGGTAGTAAGATACTCCGTGCCTGCTACAACTAAAACAATAGACTATAATACATTTAGAGTTATTAAAGATTCTGACTTAGGTGTTACAGGTGGCAGATTAAAAATATTAAATTATAATGATTATGTAAATAGTTTTATTACGCAAGAAGATGAAATAAATAGTACTACAACTAGCACTACACACACGGATAGTGTAACAACTATAACTGTTACAAGCACATCAGGCTTTGATAGTGCCGGTACATTGTTTATAGGTAATGAGCAAATTACATATACAGCTATAGGTTCAAGCACTACATTCACAGGATGTACTAGGGGTGCTAATAGTACTACAGCAGCCACAATAGCAAGTGGAGTTACAGTAACGCAGTTTGATGGTGGTGGTATACCAGAGTTTATTGTTAGAACACCTGATAATAATTATTTAGTATATCCCTTTCCAACTAAATCTGTAACAATTAAATTTGATTACTATACTTTTCCTACAGATATGTCAGCACACGGAAGTACTACGACAGTACCAGATAGATTTGCCGCAGTAATAATAGATGGTGCTACAGCATTTGTATATCAATATAGAGGTGAAACACAGCAATATCAACTTAATATGCAAAGATTTGAGCAGGGTATAAAAAATATGCAGACACTGCTTATAAATAGATTTGATTATATTAGATCAACATATATACCACAGTCTAGTGGAGCTAGTAACAGTGCAACATTAAATTTAAGGGTAAGTTAAAATGGCAGACTTGTCGCAGACAACCCCTTCAGCATTTAACTGTGAAGGTGGTTTAGTATTAAACAAATCTACCTTTATGATGCAACCCGGAGAAGCATTAGAGTTAGAAAACTTTGAGCCTGACATTGAGGGTGGCTACAGAAGAATAAATGGATTCTCTAAGTATGTAACAGCAGTCGTACCACAAACTGCATCTGCTTCAGAAAAAGTACTTATGGTGGCTACATTTGGTAGCAAGGTACTAGCTGCTAGAGGTACTAGTATATATAGTGCTGACCCCGGAGGTTCATCTTGGACTAGCATAGATAGTGGTAGAACAGGTGCATTAAAGTATAGATTTGAAAGATTTAACTTTGATGGTACAGATAAAATAGTTGTAGTGGATGGTGCAAATGCACCTACAGTATTTAACTCTAGTTTATCTGCAACAGATGTAAGTGAAAGTTCAGTATCAGGTTCTAAGTTCGTAGTATCTTTTAAGAACCATATGTTTTATGCAGGTAAGTCTACGACTAAACAGGAAGTTGTATTTAGTCAACCCTTTGATGAGGATGCATTTAATAGTGGGTCAGGTGCAGGTAGCTTTAAAGTTGATGATGAGATAACAGGTCTTAAAGTTTTCCGTGATGACTTATTTGTATTTTGTGAAACTAGAATATTTAAACTGTCAGGTAGCTCAAGTTCTAACTTTGCAGTAACAGATGTAACAAGAGATATAGGATGTATCAATGGAGATACAATCCAAGAATTTGCAGGTGACTTAATATTCTTAGGTCCTGATGGTTTAAGAACCATTGCAGGTACAGCAAGAATTGGTGACGTTGAATTGGGTACTATAAGTTCTAATGTGCAGTCTATCTTTAATGATAACATAGCTAGTGCATCAGACTTTGACAGCATAGTTATACCTGATAAGACACAGTATAGAATATTCTTTACTAAAGCTAATACAGATGAAACACTAACTAAGGGTATCATATGTGTTATGAGAGGACAACGGTTTGAGTTCGCAGAGATACGTGGTATTAAACCTGCTAGTACAGACCACTTTGTATCTGAAGGTAATATAATAGTATTACATGGTGCTTACGGAAATGGTTATGTATATAGACAAGAATCAGGCAATGACTTTGATGGCACACTTATATCAGGTAAATATAGAAGTCCTGATTTAACTTTTAATGACCCCGGAATAAGAAAGCATATGCAAAGGGTTGTTGTTAATTATAAACCTGAAGCAGCCATAGATGCTGATTTATTTGTGAGATATGATTATGAAGCTGCATCGTCATCAAGACCTGCGGCATATCCATTAGATTCAGGAGACATTGTTGCTATATATGGTACAGCAACTTATGGAGTACCTACATATGGTGGTGCATCACAACCGTTAGTTAGACAAGCAGTAGAGGGTTCAGGATTTGCTGTTGCACTAAGAGTAAATGATGGTGGTACAACTGCACCCTATTCACTCAAAGGATTTCAGTTAGAATATCAGTTAGGAGCTAGAAGATAAATGGGAGCTACATACACAAGACAGTCCTCGTATACAGATGGAGACGTTATAACTGCTGCTCATACCAATGATGAGTTTAATCAGTTATTAGCAGCTTTCCAAGCAAGTACAGGACATACCCACGATGGAACTGCTAATGAAGGTGGTCCTATAAGTAAACTGTTAAGTAATACACTTACATTAGGAGCAGGTACAGCAGGTACAGATATAACTGTAACATTTGACGGTGAGACATCAGATGGTGTTCTCAAATGGATGGAAGACGAGGATTATTTTGAGTTTAGTGATGACATACTTGTTGCTTCTACAGAGAAGTTACAATTCAGAGACACAGCAATATACATCAATTCAAGTGCCGATGGACAACTTGACCTTGTAGCTGACACAGAGATACAAATAGCAGCCACTACAGTAGACTTAAATGGTAATTTAGATGTATCAGGGTCTATAACATTAGGTGGTACTGCAATCACATCTACAGCCGCTGAACTAAACATATTAGATGGAGTTACTTCTACTGCTTCAGAACTAAATGCATTAGATGGCATAACATCCACAGTAGCAGAACTAAACATAGTGGATGGAAACACAAGTGCTACATCAACAACTGTAGCAGACGCAGATAGAGTTGTACTCAACGATGGTGGTACAATGAAGCAAGTAGCAGTCACTGACTTGTCTGCTTACTTTGATGATGAAATAACTGCAATGCCTAACCTTGTAACTACTGCAGCGACAACAGTGGGTGCATTAAATTCTGGTAGCATTACAAGTGGATTTGGTACTATTGATACAGGTTCATCTACAATCACAACTACAGGTTTAATTACAGGTGGTTCTTTAGATATAGATGATGTTGTAATAAATGGAACAACTATAGGTCACACAGACGATACAGACTTAATAACACTAGCAAGTGGCTCTGTGACAATAGCAGGTGACTTAACAGTATCAGGTGATGATATCACTATGGGTACTAATACTTCAGGTAACTTACTTATTGCAGATGGAACAAACTTTAATTCTGTAGCAGTGGGGTCTTTATCAGAGATATCTACAGTAGCTAACGATGATGTATTCCTAGCAGTAGACACTTCAGGTGGTGGTCTAAAGAAAGTAACAAGAAGTACAATCGTATCAGGATTAGCTGTTGGTGGTGTTGCCTTATCTAACGTAGTAGAAGACACTACTCCACAATTAGGTGGTGATTTAGATGTAAATGGAAATGGTCTAGTATCTACATCCAATGGTAACATTGCACTTACACCAAACGGAACAGGTGTTGTAAGATTAGATGGTAATGTAGATATACAAAGTGGACTGATTGACCTAAAGAACAGTGGTGCAGTCTCTAAGATTAAATTCTACTGTGAATCAAGTAATGCACACGCACAGACAGTACAAGGTGCTCCACACTCAGAGAGTGCATCTAATACATTAACACTACCAAGTACAGGTGGTGATGCTCGTTTAGTATCAACAAGCTCAACTGCTACGCTAACAAACAAAACATTAACAGACCCTGTAATAACAAACATAACAGGCTCTACAATAACATTAGATTCTGCTGGAGACATTACTCTTGATGCAGGTGGTGCTAATATAGTATTTAAAGATGATGGCACATCAATACTTGACATAGCTAACAACTCTACTGATGTAGAACTTACTGTAAGCACTGCTGATAAAAACTTTCTTATAAAAGGAACAGATGGTTCTAGTGCTATTACTGCTCTTGACATTGATATGGCTCTTGCAGGTAAAGCAACCTTTAATGGTGATGTTGTTGTAGGTGGTGGCTTAACAGTCAATGGCACAACAACTACAGTAAACAGTACAACAGTAACAGTAGATGACCCAATCTTTACATTAGGTGGTGATTCTGCTCCGGGTTCAGATGATAACAAAGACAGAGGTATAGAGTTTAGATATCACAATGGGTCTGCAGCTAAAGTAGGTTTCTTTGGATTTGATGACAGTGCAGGTAAGTTTACATTCATACCTGATGCATCTAATTCTTCTGAAGTATTTAGTGGTACAGCAGGTACAATAGTTGCCAACATTGAAGGTAATGTGACAGGTAATGTGACAGGTAACACAAGTGGTACTGCTGCTACAGTTACAGGTGCTGCTCAGTCTAATATAACATCACTAGGTACACTAACAACACTAACTGTTGACAATGTAATAGTTAATGGCACTACTATAGGGCATACAGATGACACAGATTTAATAACACTCGCTGATGGTATAGCTACTGTAGCAGGTGAAGTATCTATGACCACACTTGATATAGGTGGTACAAATGTAACATCTACTGCAGCCGAACTTAACATTCTTGATGGTGTTACATCTACAGCAACCGAGTTGAATATCTTAGATGGTGTAACGTCAACTACTGCTGAACTAAACATCATGGATGGAGATACGTCTGCTTCTTCTACAACATTAGCTGATGCAGATAGAGTGGTAACAAATGATAATGGTACAATGAAACAAGTAGCATTATCAGATGTAAAAACATATTTAAGCAGTGCTGGATTTAGTACAGATGACCCAACAGCATTGGCTATAGCGTTGGGTTGATGCAGATTTTACTTGACAAATAAAGCATTACCGAGTATAATTATATAAAAGGAAAAAGAAATGGCAAACACATTTAAAACAGTTACATTCGCAGCCGAGCCAAATGCTTCAGGCACACCTTATGTGATGTATACAGTGGCAGGAAGCACCACAACTGTTGTTCTTGGTTTAGTACTAGCAAACATACACACTGCTCAAGTCACAGCAACTGTAAGGTTGGTTAGTGACACGGCAAACAGAGCAGTTACAAACAACACAGCAAACGGAACAAGTATCATTGTAAAGGATGCTCCAATACCTGTAGGTGGTGCTTTGGAATTACTAGCAGGTAACAAGGTTGTATTAGAAGCAACAGACCAAATAACAATAGACTGCTCCGTAGCAGATAAACTTTCAGGTACACTAAGCATTATGGAGATAACATAATATGCCATACATAGGAAACACAGCGGCAGATAGATTTGTAGCTTCTAAAGCA